AGCGAGTGCCTTTTGTGCTGTAGCCTTTTGGTAGTTTGCCTATATCTGCAAGGGTGTAGCTCTTTTTATCATCACCTAAGGCAGAGGTCATTTGGTCAAATAGTCTGTAGTAGTGCTTTATGGTGTCAGCCATATCAATATTATCAAAGATCTTTATCTGCTCGTCCTTGCTCTTGATGCGATTTAGCACATGGTTGCGCCCGGAAAATCTACTAAGCTCATCAAGCGTGCTTTTGTGGATTTTAAAGTCCTGTGGCAAGCTGGCTGCTTTGTTAAAATCAGCTCCCATAAAGCCAGCCTTATCTACTGTGTAGCCATAAGCTTTAAGGTCGTTAAAATTAAAGAGACGAGACTATTTTGTGAAGAAGAGACATAAGTAAATTTGGCTGGTTCTTGGCTTGGTTTGTTGCTTTCTTCTTTAACACTTTGCTTTATAAGATCACTAAAATTTAAAAATCTCTCACGTTTGTGTTGTTGCTTGGTATATGAATTTACATTGGTGCTTAAAATGCTAATATCATTCATGGTTTGACCTCCTAGCTTCTTTTATAGTTTAAAGCAAAAGGTGTTCCAGAGAAAATTGGTATTTCATGCTCCGTTGTTATTCAGTAAAAAAATAATTACTTGTAACTATATATCGTTGTATGTCTTTGCTCTTTTTAAGATATTGTATAATGGTGCCCGAGGTCGTGGTCGCATTATTGTATAAAAGACCGAAAATGTGGCTTTTTATACTTTAATCTTTGCTTAACTCCGTTTTAACTCCGTAAAAATATTTTATTTTTTCGGTTCGTTTCCATTTGTAACATTTTTGTGTTAAAAAAATTCAATCGTGCTAAGCCAGTTATTATTTATGCTATGCGTGATCTTTGATATTATCGCTCTTAGCGTTTTTGGCTCGTCTTTGAGCTTGATATTAATATATCCACCTGCAAAAAAAGGGCGACCATGTATAGACACAGTGCCAGCCAATACGCTATTTTTTTGCCTCTTTAGCTTTGCTTCTGCTTTTGATAGCGCTTCTGCTTCATCACGTGCAAAATCGCTAAATTTAAGCACTGGCGTTCCTACTCCTACCTTTGAAACAACTGATTTATTTTTCTCACTATCAAACCATTTTATCTCACAAGCATTATATTTTTTTGTGTGATTGATTTGGTAGTTTAAATCGATTATCTCATCCTCTGTGATGGTGTATTCTACTCGGTCATGATCCTTGTCTTTGTCTATGAAAATAAGCGTTTTATTTTTTACACAAAAGGTTATCTCGAGATCATCGGCTATCTTTTTACAAAACGCGCAGTCGCTTAGGTCGTATTGCTCGATGTCGCCTACCTCATCCATTCGATCAAAATCGATCTTGATGTTATAGCCGTTTTCTTTGGCTATCGATTTTAAAATTTCTTTATAACTTTGAGCTTTAAATGTCCTATTCTTTTTCTCTCGAAAAGCCTTAAAGAAATTTGCCGATATTGCCTCGATCTCGTAGCTTTGTTTATAATTATATTTGATCGTAGCTATCGTAAAATCACCCAAAAAAGCGCCGTCAATATAAATTTTAATCTCGTCCTCTTCTCTTGGCAGTGGCGCGCTCCAGTGCATAAGCACATTTAAAACATCACTCTCGTCACTCTCGTAGTCGTCTATGCCTATATCGATCCATGGTATCTCATCCGTTTTATCTACGCCGTTATATAAGATTTTAATTTTTGGCGCTCTATATCCTGCTATTCCCATAAGTATTTAGCCTTTTTTTCTTCTTGTGGCTCGATGCTTGGTAAATTTACCTCATCGCCACTTTTTAGCTTTGTTTTATGTAAAAGATGCTCGTTTTCTCTTAGAAATTCACTATAAACATTTTGACCTAAAGAGCCGTAAATTTTAAAACATATCATGTCTAAACTCTCATCATCTTTTGCTATATAAATTTTCATTTTTTCAACTCCTGAGAGAATATATACTCCGCCTTTGCTAATACTGCATCGCTTATCTTTAGCGCTTCTGTGTCAAGATCGGATAGTTTTCGTAAATAAAAAAAGCTCCTGCCATCTTTTGCCACTGCCTGACCTATCAAAAATCCGCTTGTGTTGCCTTTGTTCTGCCTTGTTTTTGTAAGCCCTCTAACATAGAAATGCCGCCCCTTTGGTATGCCGTAGTCATATCCTTTTGGTCTTGCGTGAGCTTCGAGCATGAAAGGGGTTATCGCCTTTGGCATGGCAAATATTTTTATACTTAGGTCGTCCGATCTCGCTCCACGTCTTACAAGACGCTTTTTATCAAGGTATCGCTTTTTTATCGATACTCTTTTTGCGATTAGCTCTCTTTGTTCTTTTGATACTTTTGTAAGCGTTCTATTCATCGCGTTTCTTAATACCCTTGTGACCTCTTTGCTGAATTGGTTAAAATCGCTCATAGTAAATAGCCTGAAATTCTAATTTTTTTTGTGTAATACCAAATGCCATTAAAAAAGAGTTTGACAAAGTTATCGGTGCTTTGTGTCATCGAGTAGATAAGTATATAGTTGCCTCGCACGAGGTCAAAGGCTGAAATTTTAAGCGGTATCGCTTGCTTTACTAGCTCTTCAAATCCGCTAAATTTAAGCACATCATCGAGCAATATAGTAGCTTCAAAGCTAAATTCCTCATCATATCCGCCTAGATGTGTATATACTGGTCTTGTGATCGTGATTTTCTTGTCGTAATTCACGCTTAAATTTTTCTCTATACCTGCGACGTTGTCGTCTATGCTAAAAACATATTTATCGATCGTTATTATTCTCATGACTGCCCCTTAATCACCATAACTATAACTCGAGTTTTGCACCGCTTTGGCTACCGCCTGCGGTGTGGCGTTTGATCCGCTCATCGTGATATTTACTACTTTGTTGTCGTTGATAGTCTGATTTTTATTATTCGCTGCGTTTTGCCTTTTAGCTTCCGCGTTCTCACTTATCGCTCCGCTTGTGCTTTGCGTTTTTGGCTTGCTGTCGTAAAATAAATTTAAAGGGTTATACCAGCTTCGTTCTGCTCCATCCTTAGCCCCCAGCATATCTTTTAAACCGCCACTTATATCGAGATTTTTAAAGCCATCTACAATACTATTAAATGCATCAACTACTGGCTGAAAAAATGCCAAAAGGTCATTTAGTAGGCTTTTTGCTTCTTCGATCCATGTGCTAAATTTAAGCCTCACTATGTCTATTATAAGCGCTATTGCGTTTATGATGTTACACACTGCTTGAAGTGGGAATGTAATAATATTTAAGGCGTAACTCATCCATTTTCCAAACTCTCGCCCTGCATTTGTTGCTGTACCAAGCTCCTCGGATGTGGCGTTGCTTTGGTTAAAAAGTAGCTCAAAAAGTGAGGCTATGTCTGAGAAAATAGGCTTTATGGCATTATTCCAAACTCCACTAAGTGCATCTGTGAGCCACCCACAATTTTGACTAAGTGCCTCAAACGTGCCTAACAAAAAGGCTTTTACGTGATCCCAATATTTATAAATTAGCGCTCCAGCCGCTGCGATCGCTGTTAATATAAGACCGATTGGATTACTTAAAAATGCAAGGCTTAGCGCCCTAAAGCCTAAAACTATCTTTTTAAGACCTCCGACAAATCCTAGAGATGCGCCACTTGCTGCACTGCTTGCCAACCTAAAGCTTTTTAAATTGTTATTAACAAGCCCTGAGAGCATTGCCTTTGTCTTCATTAAGATATTGCACTGCGACAAAGATGCGTTTAGCTTTAAACAATCAAAAGGTAACATCATTAAAATTTGGCGGTATCCGCCAAGCGAGAGCGTCAAAAGCGCCGATGATGCTTTTAGTGTTGTCATCGCCACGTTGAAGCCGAAAAAAGCCGCTACACTAAAGCCTATTTTTTTAACTAGGTCTTCATTGTTTTGTGCGAATTCGGTTATTTTTTTTATAAAGCCAGTGATCTTTTCTATTGCCTTACTGATATATGGCAAAAAGACATTGCCGATACTTATGCTAAGTGAATTTAACGTATTTTTCATTAGCTGGATTTTGTTTGCGACGGTGTTGCTTCTAGCTTGAAATTCTTTTTCATTTGATCCTAAAAATTTCTCCTTGCTGCTAACCTCATCAAGCGACTTTTTATAGACATCCATACCGCTTATAAGCGTTGCAATGTCGCTATCATAGTTTGTTCCCATGATAGTTGTAAGTAGAGCGCCTCTCCTTTGTGGCTCAACCTTACTCATTGCTTCCAAAAATTGCAATACTGCGCCTTGCGCGTCTGTTTTCATCGCTTTTGCAAATTTATTAACACTTAGCCCAGTTTCTTCAAATGCCTTTTGCTTATCTTCGCTTAAAGAGCTTAAATTATTTAATTTTTTTAGCAAAGCTTCGGATGCGGTCGCCGCAGTCTCTGGCGCTTTACCGAGCGATATAAATGTAGATGCGAGCGCGGCGGTTTGTTCTTTTGCTAGCCCTACTTGTTTGCCGATGCCTGCGATCCTTTTCATAACCTCAACTATCTCGCTAGCTTTGGCGGCGTTGTTATTTGATAGGTGGTTTATAACGTCCATCATCTCGCCAGTTTCATCAAGGCTTAGCGACAAGATATTTTTTATCTTGCCTATCGTGTCGCCTGCGCTCTCTGCTGTGATGTCAAATGCAACGGCGGTTTTGGCTGCCATCTCGGTAAATTTTAAAAGCTCATCTTTTGCTAGTCCCATTTGTCCGCCAGCTGCCGCAACTTGTGTCAAACCATCGGCGGTCATCGGTATTACTTGGCTCATTTTTAAAATTTCGTTTGAAAAGCCCTTGATTTCGTTATCATCTTTAAAATCAACTACTTTTTTTACATCCGCCATCGAGCTTTCAAAATCAATGGCGCTTTTGATCGGTGTTGCGATCGCTGCTACTGATGCCACACTTGCGACGATTTCGGTTTTTAAATTTGCTAGCTTTTGCTTTGCCTCGTCCATATCGATGCGGATCTTGGCTTTTGTGGCTCTTTGCAAGTCTTCTTTTAGCTTCGCCATTTGTGTGTGAAAACCTGCTTTTTGAAATGGCTCAACTTTTAGCTTTTGCAAGGCTGTGTTATACTTTTCTATGCCTGCTTTTATGTTTGCATTTAGCTTATCGCCTAGGCTTATAGTGCTTCTATCTACGGCTTTTAAGATATTATTTAGCCCCTTAAGCTCCATGTTAAAGGTTAATGTTGCTTCTTGTGCCATATATTGCCTTTTTATTTTGATATTAGTAAAATATTAGTGATTTTTATACAAGGTGGTTAAAATGGATTATTTAGGCGCTCTTTTGGCTGGGTTTATGCTCCCTATCATCCTCATGGTCGGCGGCTTAGTCGCCTGCATGTTTTGGTATATAAGCGTGCCTTTGCTTGTGCTTTTTGTCGTTGCTAAAATTTATAAGAGCAAGAGCAGCAACGCCGCTCTTTAGTTTTGATTTATGCGTTTTGCGATCTCGAAATAATCTACAAATTCATTAAATTCTAATCCCATAACGTCGGATAGCGTAAAATTTAGGGAGTGCGTGATTAGCGCAATCCCCTCTATTAGTTTTTTACATCAACGCCCATAAATCCGCTTATCATCTTGCTAAGCTCTACCCACTCGCTTATCGGTAGTGAGTTTAAAAACTCTTTGTTTAACTCGCCGTCACTCATATCAACGAGCAAATTTTTAGCCTGCTCGATCTCGTCGCCCTTTGCGTTTTTTGTGGCGGATTGGATTTGTAGCAGAGTAGGGGCTTTTAGATATACCTTTTGCCCATCTGAAAACGTAAATTCCTCTTTTGGTAGTTCGATTTTTTGAAGTGGCATTTTTATTCCTTTTTATAAAATATTTTTGCGTATAGTGCCAAATAGATCGACGCCGTCATTTTCAAATATATGGTTCAGCGCGTCATAAAGTATTACTCTTGATCCTGCAACTTCGAGCTTATAAAATGTTAGGCTTACTTCAAAGCTTAAATTTGCCTCTTTGTTAAACTCAAATTTAGCACCATCAAGGCTTTTTATCTTGCCCTCAAAAGTAGCGATAACTTGCTCATCGTCGCCGTTTGAATTTGTAGCGTTTGCTTTTAAATATAGCTTTTGTGTCTTTGAACTATCCAGCATCTTAAAATATAGCTCGTTTAGGTTATTCACGGTGATTTTGGTATTTAGAGGCTTTACCACTGGCAAAACTGCTTCAAATTTGCCGATACCGCTACTTGTTTCGATCGTCTCTTTTTCGATCTTTGGCAGTTCAACCTCAACGACCTCACCCATCAATCCGATGCCGTCAATAAATAAATTTCCACCTGTAAATGCTTGCGCTTTTAACATTTTTACTCCTTTTTATAGTTCTTCGATTAGTTTTTGTGAGTAGTCGGTTACTCGGTAAATTCTATTGACTATGCGTTTTATTAGTGGCATTTCTTGGACGTTGTGTTTAATATACACTATGCCCTCGCTTATAGTCTCGTTTGAGTTTAGGTCTTTTGGCACTGTGATTTCAAAGCCTACTACTACATTATTAGCGGTTAATCTTAGATAAAATGCTTCTAGGCTATCAACTACATTTTTGAGTACGTCGCGCATGCGTTTATCGATAGCTGTTTTTTGTGCTTTGAAAATCGTATCTATGGCGGTATAAAAAATAACATAAGTATGTATTGAGCTAAATAAGTCATCATTGCAAGTTTCTCCACCCCATGCCCTTATGCCATCATCGGCGATTATAAGGCTTACGCCTTTACCCCTTAGCCTATCTGCCTCGCAGTCCTCGCCTTGTATAAGCTCGACTTTGTCTTGAATTCCGATGACTCCGTCGATAACTCTATTTGAATACGTTTGTGAAAATCCGTACTCGGTTTCTGCCATAATTTTCGCGTAGAGCGCTATCAAAAACGCGCTAGCAGGGCGCACAACCTTATCAACTCTTATCACTTTTTGATACGAGATGATAGCTGTTTTGGTGCTATATTCTTGCAGTGTGGTATTTATCTCGCTCTCTTTTGTTTTGTTTAGCTCGATCGCATAAACGCCACGCAGATAAGCGGCTATCTGCTTAAGTTTCTCGTGTGTGCCTTTATCGTTATATCCAACCGCCAAAAAGAATTTAGGTTTTGTTCCGATCGTGGCTTCACATTTTTTTAGCTCATCGATAGCGTTTTGGCATGCTACCTCATCGGCATTTTGATCGCTTGTTTTAGCAAAAACACTAAGCACGATTTGATTATGTAGCCCAGTGGCTTTTAGGTCTGTTAGCGTGTCTTTTATCGATCCATCGCCAACTTCTTTAAGTGCTTCTAATATATCACTATATAGATATAATCCAGCGGTTAGCTTTGTATCGTCGCCGATTATGGCGATAGGTCGTTCATTGTTTATCTTGTATGGTGCAAGCGAGGCGTTATATAGCTCGACATTTACTCCAAATTTTGCTGCCATTTTCTCTCCTTTTAATTTTGCTTTTTATGCGTTTTTATTAAATTTGATTTTAATTTATTAGCGTGCTTTTTATTTACAAGGGCGTTTAAAAGTCAAAATCTCTTGGCGGTTTTTGCGAAAAGTCATCGCTGCCGACATCAAAGCTATTTAATTTCTTATCTATCACTTTATCCACGACCGCACTTATCCACGCCGTGCCACGCCACGCAAAAAAGCCACCAACTGCTAGGCTAAAGCGGTTCTCTTTTGTAAAATAAAATGTAACTTCGTAAAAAATCCAACATATAAACATCGAGCTTATCGCACTTATGATCGAATTTATTATGGCTTTGCCGCTGTGTAGTGGCTTGTGGCTATCATTTTCAAGGCTTAGTACTCCGCCGACAAAGCCAACGACTGCAACCCAAAAATAAAAACCTGCCTTATTTAATAAGTCCTCCATTACCTCCGCCTCTCTTAGTATCTAAATGTGAAAATATACATTATGATAATGGATAATATTAGCTCAAAAGCCACCATTTTATTAAGCCAAAATTTCTTAGTCTTTTTTATGATCGCTTCCATTTACACATCCTTTTAACAACTCCTCGCATGTCAGAAAGTAGCCCATTAGCTCCTTTGCACTTTCTAAATTTTCAGGGCTAAATTTTGGCTTTGCTGGCATCTCTTTTATGCACGCAATAGGCACATATACGTCTTGATATTGCGTTTTTACGATTACTTCAGGTTTTGAAGCACATCCAGCCATAAAAAACGCCACTATTAGGCTACTTGCTATTAGCTTCATTGAGTAACCTTTCGTAAAAATTTAGCTTTTCCTCGCAGGCGGCGTCTTTGATAGGCACTGCCACACGCTCAACCCTTGTTACAACACGCTCTTTTATCTTAGCCTCGTCTTGTTTTGGCACACTTAGCGCTTTTAGGCTTACATTTACAAGCTCTATCTTTGCTTTGCAAGTGTCAAGATCGGCTTTCATTACTGCGTTATTTGACTCTTTTTGCGCTATCTTTTTTGTTAGCTCGTCTATCTTATCGGCTGCGTTATTGTTTAGCCAATAAAGCACGCCAATTACAAAGCTCAAAAATAAGATAGCCCCTATATAAAATTTATCGCTCATCTTTTTACCCTTTTTATTGGATTGATAGCCCATCCGCTCTCTAAAAATGCCTTGTCATCTGGATGCATAAAAGTATCTTTGTTGTGTTCGTTCATCTCTGCCACGTCGAGCAGTTTCCAGCCTACATAAATACGACAATAAAAGCCGCTAAATATGCCTTTGTAGCGGATCGTTTTATAAAGTCCAAAACGTGAGCGTCCGTCCTT